CATCATGGGATGGCAAATCGGATGGTTTTGTTGTCAAGCAGATCCATCAGGAGATCCAAAAGAAATTTTCAACAAGATGTATTATGGTGGCGGAAGCCCTATCTCATTTGATGAGAAGTCTTTTTACGCTGGATTTAAAACTTGCAGAGAGATGGCATCCTAAAATGATTTCCTTCAAGCAATTTATTACCGAAATGGGCGGTTGGTCTAAGACTATTACGCAAGACGTAAAGCTTACCCCAGCTACAGCAAAGAAAGCATTAGCTAATATGCCTAAATTCGAAAAAGAGTTTAATGCTTATTTGAAGACGCACGATTATGCTCCTATTAAAATTGGTAAGCCAATCGGTTCAACTGCATATCTTGAAAGAGATTTGAAGGAGCATCCAGATAAAGAATATGGAGACATTGATATTATCTTTTCAATGCCACGTATTCAAGGGACAACTGAGAGCAAGAATCAATCCCTATATCGTCAAATGGTTATCTCATTCATTAAGGATGAAAAACCTTCTTACATTTACGATGGTGGTTCTGAAAATGGAACTAATATTACCGTCTCAGTAGGAGATGATAAGTGGGCGCAAGTAGATTTAGTAGCAGCATTTACTGAGACTGAGGATTGGACTACCCATCGTATGACCCCCGAGTATGGATTAAAGGGAGCTCTAATGGGATTCCTTTATGCTTCATTAAGTGAGTTATTAAATGTAAGTATTGGCACTTCTGGTGTTCAAGTAAAACATATTGATGGTGAAATGGTTCCATTTAAGAAAATAAAGGTTGATAGCGTTAATACTATTACAACTGATATTGGACATTTTGCTTTAGATACTTTCAATTACCTATACAATCGCACTCATGCTACTGGAAGCAAACCGAAAATTGCTCCACTACTTAATTCAAACCCCGGTATGAAGAGAGGAGATATTAAATTCGACGATTTAGCAAATGCTGTTCGCGGAATGGGCAAGTCTTTTGAGCTTAATAATATGTGGGGCCAGGGCGATTTGAAACATATTAAAGACTACTCTGATTTTATATCGAAAGTCAAGGCATCCTATATTGCTAAGGCAGAAGATGCAGCAAATGCATCGAAATTTGAGAAAGCAGCTACTGTTGATGCGAAGAATAGAGCTGAAGCTACAAAAGAGATGCTTAGATCTAAGTCAAAAGAACTCATAGCAAAACTGTAACAGAGTTACAAGAATTGTTACACATTTTGGTTACAAAATAACCTGAAAACTGTGTACTTTCCTCAGGTTGTAGGGTATAATTACTTATGACCAAAAAGCTAAAGTCCTCCAGAAAGCGTAGAACCGATAGATCTCACATCATCTATCTTCTTACTAACTGCGTTACCTCGGAAACCTACATTGGTCTGGCTGTTTGTGTAGATCGTTCGGGCAAGGAAACTTTAGCTGCTCGTTGGTCACGTCACGTAGGTCGTGCCTTCAATCAAGACAAAGGCTGGAAGCTTTGCGAATCCATTCGTAAGTATGGTCCAGAAGTTTTCCACAAGGAAATCATTTGCTTTGTTCGTGGTAAGGCTGCAGCCCACACTCTCGAAACCCAACTGAAGAAAGAAGGCCGCCCGGCCTTGAATACTGTATGATGCCCATTACTATGTCTCAACGTGATGCTCTCTTTGAAGCTGGTTATGCTGCTCGAAAAGCTGAACGTCCTCGTGCTACTGCTACTTGCGTAAAGTTTGCTGAGATCATGAAGGAATTTCCCGGCTTTGATCTCAAAACCTTTGAAGTTCTGTGCCATGAATGGTATGAAGGTTTCGATGCTTACACTGATGACATTATTGCTGCGACATTCGATGATGATGAATTCTTCTTAGCCAAGACAGTTGCTAAGAAGCAAAAACGTGCAGCTCGCCTGGCTCATGCAGGAGAATAAATGTTTCAAAATCAAGAAACCTTTCTGCCTGGTATGCGGCGACATACCTTCAAGCCCAAGACAGTTTTCCACCGGGTTGCTACCTTCACCTTCGAAGAAGGTATGTATGTTATCAACCACATCAAACAGAAGAATCTCCATGGTGTTGAAGTTGAGGGTATCACTGATCCGCAATCTACTCGCATCCGTATGATCGCAAATGGTCAAACTGCTTGCGTTAAATGCGGCCTGAAAGGTAATCACTTCTACATTGAACGCCACAAGAAAGATTTGGCTAGCAAGTACAGTCTCAATCTGTATGCTCTCACAGAAGATGGTTTTGAAGTCATGATGACGTGGGATCACATCATCCCTAAGTCTCTAGGTGGTTCAAACCGGCTGTGGAATGCTCAGTGCATGTGTCAAAAGTGCAATGCTGCTAAAGGCAATTATCTGAGTTTGGCTGAGCTGGTTGAGATTGGCAGTCATAAGAATGCTCACCTCATGTATAGCTTGCCGCAAATACAACTTAACAAGGACAACGGAATTACACGTACTTTGAAAGATGTTCGTGAGATGAACCAGAAATGGGAAAATACTCAAGCTGTGCCAGTGTTTAAGAAAGCTGACCTAACGGAAACTGCAAATGTCTAAAGAACTATTCACCGTAAATTATGACAAGGTGCTGAGTGATCCCAGTATCTCGGCTTTGACCAAGCTGACTGCCATGGAGCTGAAAACTCAACAGTACCTGACGCTTGCTGAGTTCATTCAAGGCTTGAGCGAATCTGACTTGGAAGGTTTGGTGCAATCATTCGACAAGTTGTCTGATGATCGTGTCATCAACGACGTCATTATACTTGCAGAGATTGTCGCAAGTGGTGAAGGTGATAGCATTTTCAACAATGATGAGAATGAGCGGATGTCAAACCTCTGCTATTTTGTGAATGTGGTTACGTGTGAATCACTGAAGCGCAAGGGATTGATTACGATTGATTACAAAAACGTAACATTTGATCCTGCATACAAAGACAAAATTTTTGCAAAGGTGGTCTAAATGAAATCATTCACTGTAGAACTAATCGAGGATGGTGATGATGTCATTCTGCCATTGCCTCAGGAAGTACTGAGCTCTCTTGACCTAAAAGAGGGAGATGCTGTAAACTGGTCTGTACAGGAAGACGGATCTGTAAAATTGACTAAAGTCATTGTTCCTTAAACAATACTTTTGGACAGAATGTAACAATTGTTACACTTCTTTTGTAAATAACTGTGTTCAAAGCTCAGGTTATGGGGTATAATAACCTATCAGTTAATTAACTTAGAAAGTTTATCAGATGTCCCATGTTGCTACTCTCTCCTTTCAGACCTCCACAAACAAGTGGGTGGCCTCCTTCAACGGAAAGATTCTGGCTTCCTCTCCTAACAAGGACTATGTGATAGGTAATATCCGCTCCGGTCGTTGCACTAAAGCCGTAGCTGCGGGTGTAACTGAAGTTCGTGAGGTTGGCGAAGCTACTGTGAATGTTACAACTGGAAAGACCGAGAAGGTTGATCGTTTTTCGATCAATGAACGTTTCGACTTTATGACCGACTTTGTTAACATGGTTGCTGACCACACCTGTGCTTCAGTTATCGTAACTGGTGAAGGTGGTCTTGGAAAAACTTTCACAGTCAACAAAGCCCTTCAAAATGCCGGTCTCCAAAATACTGCTGATCTGGTCGGGTTCGGATCTGACTCCCTTTTGAATCCTTCTGTGTCTGCGAAGATTTACTCAGTAGTCAAAGGCTACTCGACTGCTAAGGGTCTCTACCGCACTCTCTACGAAAACTGTAATCGTATTGTGATCTTCGATGACTGTGATTCTATTCTCCGTGACCCTGTTGCCCTGAACCTTTTGAAAGGTGCTCTCGATTCCTATGATCGTCGCATCATTTCTTGGAATGCCGAGTCTTTCGGTGACGATGATCTTCCTCGCTCGTTTGAATTCACTGGTGGTGTGATCTTCATCTCGAATTTCCCACTCTACAAAATCGATCAAGCTATCCGGTCTCGTGCAATATGTGTTGATTTGTCCATGACGACTGCTCAGAAGATTGAACGCATGGGAGCTATCATCAAGGGGGATGACTTCTTGCCTGAATACGAATTGAACACCAAGAAAATGGCTCTTGCTTTCCTCGACAAGATGAAAGATGAAGCCACGGATTTGAATCTGCGGACTTTGATTGCTGTTACGAAGGTTGCAGGTCGTGGAGATAACTGGGAACGGCGGGCAGAATACCTGTTGAATGCTGCATAATGAGACACTTTACAATCATGGCCGAGCATCTCGATGGCCGAGTTCGTCTCATGCATACCGACAAAGACTATCTTCTTGCAGAGGAAGATAGTGTCTATCTGCTCAATGAATTAGGAGATAGAATGCTCGAAGAGGGCTTGATTATCAGTTATCAGATTTTGGAACTTGTGGGTTCTCCAGTATCAAAGGTCGAATAAATGTCATACAGTATTCCCAAGATCACAAATGCCTGAGCATGATGAAGCTTTGCAACAACTGGAAGAAGAGGATAACTGGTAATGATTAAATCTGCAAACAAAGTTAGCGGGCATCTGTTGAGAACTTTTGGCCATGAAGGAGGGGGATATGTTTTTCGTGTTTATGGTCCTGATCATACCTTTATTGACTATGATATTCATCATGTTGATCTTTGTGTTACCATCGAAGATGAAGATGCTTTCTTCTATAGTGGAGATGGTATTGACCGAATCGACCACTCCCCGCAAACTCTTGGATTGAAAAAAGACTCAGCTTCTGATTAAAGAATTGTTAGCTAAGGACAGAGCCCAAGACTACTGGTCAGTTGATGAAGCCCGATTTATGGTTGAACACATTGGCCAGAATAAATTCTGTAAGCTGATCATTGAACGTCTTTGTGAAGAGTTTGATGCTGTAACTTGTGGTGATCATAATACTGATGAGTTCGACGATGGCTATGATGCAGGTCTGGCCCAGGC